GGTATAGAAAAAGATATACATTATAAAGAATATAGATACCCAAATGATTTTATTAATAATTTAAGAAGAAGTAATTCTTGGGTAAGGTGGTTAGCTGATAAATACCAAATACCTTTTGTAAATTTATCTTCACCAGGAATATGCAATCCTCAGATTAAAAATATTTTAAAAGAAAATATCCCTTTTTTAAATAAAGAAGAAGACCTTATATTAATAATGTTATCTTTTCCTTACCGCCATCATTTATGGGAAGAAACAGTTCCTCCTTTTGATATGCCTGTAGGTAATATTGTTTTTACTATTAATGAACTTTTAGAGGGATATAATTATTATATTTTAAATTCTTTTTATCCTACATTTAATGATGAACCGGAATTAAAGAATGAATTAGATTTAAGTAGATTTTTAGAAGTCGATAAAACAGCAGCTGATGTATTAATAACATATGAGAATTTATATAATATTTCGGTTTGGGAATATGGGATAAGAAACGTAAAAAACAAAGAAAATTTTGATACAGGTAGTTATCATCCTAATTTATTGGGGTATCAAGTGATAGCTGACTGGATCTTTAATATATTAAATAGTGAAAAAAATTAAATCATTTTTATTTAAATTAAAAAATCTTATTAAATATTATAAAAATAAGAAAAAAATTCAAAAATTAAAAAATAAAGAAAGACACATTTATCCACATTGGTAATACGTTATGAATAAAACACAATATGATACTAGTAAATTTAATTTTCAACAAATATTTGAAGAGTTATTTGAATGCGATAGTTTAGATTCTTTAAATATGGATATAGAAGTATTTAAACGTGAAAATGATCAAAGTACCCCTTTTCATAAAAAATATTATGAATTAATTCGTACTCCTAGATTAGAAGAATTATATACTTCTTTTATAAGAGAAGTTGTACGCCCTTTATATGATGAATCTATAGTATATCAAGCTGTCCCTACATTTAGAACAGCATTTCCTAACAATATTGCTGTAGGGGAATGGCATAAAGATAAATTTTATAGAAATGGTGAATGGGCTGCTGAAGTAAAAGAAGATAATTTCTTTTTACCATTTACAGATGCTTTTGATACTAACACTATTTGGGTTGAATCTGAAGAGGATAAAGGAGATTACGCTCCTATGGATTGTAAATATGGTGAATTAATTCAATGGAATGGTTCTAACCTAATGCATGGTAATAAAACAAACGAAACAGGAAAAACAAGAGTAAGTGTTGATTTTAGAGTTATAAAGTTATCTAATTACAAAGATAGTGATCAAGGATCAATAAATACAAACACAAAATTTGCTCTTGGTGGATATTATAAATTAATGGAATAATATGAATAAAAAAGTAGACGATAACGATATTGTTGTTTTACAAAATCTCCAACAACAGTATAATTCTTTATTAATTGAAGCGGGACGACTATATTTAGCTCAAAATGAATTAGATACTTCCCGTTCTGATTTTGATAAAAGATTTTCCGAATTTAGGTCATCTGAACAAGAAATAACTAAAAGGATGAATGAAAAATACGGAGAAGGCACAATAGATTTAGAAAATAAGGAATTTATTTCTGCTTAATTTTCGTTCTTGAAAAGTCTTTCTATATTTATATTGGAGAATACCCAATTTAACCCAATTAAATCTAATATAAAATGGCAGAAAGATTAATATCCGCAGGTGTTTTAACCCGCGAAAATGACCAAACTTTTGTTCCTCAGGGTGCTATTGCTGCTGGAGCTGCTGTTGTTGGACCTACCGAAAAAGGTACAGCATATGTTCCTACTATTGTAACTAGCTATAGTGATTTTGAACGTAAGTTTGGTAATGCGACTGATAGTTATACGTCGCATACCTTAAGAAATTATTTACAAAATGCTGAATCAGCTCTTGTAACTCGTGTATTAGGGAACGGTGGATGGAGATTTGATGGATCTTCAAGAAAATTAGCCGCTATCGCTTCCGGAAGTACAATAGTAGCGGTTTTCCATCCTTCTAAAAACAATTCACCTGATTCACTTGAATTAGGTGCATCTGTTTCTAGTAGTGCTTCTAGAACCAATTTTAAATTTTACCTTAGTGGATCTGGTGTTGCTAAAGTAAACGTTACCGCTTCTTTACTTAAAACTGATACCAATTATTTAACTAAAGTTTTAGGTTCTACCTCTGATAATTCTAAAACAGGAGTTGATACTTATTCAGCAACTGCTTTCCCATATTTGAATTTTGCTAATTATCAGTCTTCTTCTATGGGGTCAAGTGGAATAGAAATAGTAATATCTGACGCTGCTACTACTTTTACAAGTTCATATTCAGAAGGATATGATGCCGCTTCTACTCCTTGGGTAGTATCTCAAAATTCTGTTGATCAGAACTTAGTTAAATTCCATCATTTAAGTCATGGTTTTGCTACTAACCGTGATATTAAAGTAGGTATTACAAATCTTAGAGAACCTGCTGATATTGATGGTGTAGCTCAATATAGTGTGTTTGATGTAGTTATAAGACAGTATGGTGATACTGATAAAAACCAGATAGTACTTGAAACATTTAATAATGTAAATCTTAATCCGGCTTCTGTTGATTATGTAGCACGAAGAATAGGTGATCAATATGTTGAATGGAATGCTACATTAGGTAAACTAGAAACAAAAGGAAATTATGCAAATGCTTCTAATTACATTCGGGTAGAAGTAGATCAGCTAGTTGAAGCAGGTACATTATCTGCTAATCTATCTCCTCGAGGATTCAGAGCCCCATCTCAAACAATTGCTGGCTTTACCGGATATGATTTACCTCCAGTAACTTACAAAACAGCTCAAACAGTAAACAATGTTGCTAGTATTAAAGCATATCATGGTTTTGATTTTAGTGAATTAGATAATCACAATTATCTAAATGCTGTACCTGAAAATGCTTCAACTGCTTCTAATGGTGGATTTACGTTAGATACTTTAACAGGTAATTCTTCATTAGGATGGGATGGTTCATTAAGTGCAAGTGTTGATCTAACAGGAGCTACAGGTCCTCTACCTCAACAAATGTCATTTATACTTCCTTTCCAAGGTGGTACTGATGGTATGAACCCCGCAACTGTAAAAAGAAAAGGAGATTATATCTCATCTACTAACTTGTTTGGATTTGATTTAAGTAGCGCCTCTGCTGATGGTGCTGTTGCTTATAACAAAGCACTAAACATATTGAATAATCCAGATGAATATGATATCAATATGATAGCTACCCCAGGTGTACTTTACAGTTTACACCCAGCAGTAGCAGACAAAGCTATTACAGTAGCAGAAGAAAGAGGTGATGCTCTTTACATAATGGATTTAGCTAAATCAACTGATTCAATTAATACAGCTGTTAATACTACAGACGGATTAGATACCAATTATGCTGCTACTTACTTCCCTTGGGTTAAAGTATTAAATACCCAAGTAAATCGTCCAGAATTTATGCCTCCATCAGTATTAGTACCTGGAGCAATTGCTGCAAGTGATAGAGTAGCTGCTGAATGGTTTGCACCTGCTGGTCTAAACCGAGGTGGATTAGGTGATGCTATTGAAGCTAAAATTAGATTGTCACAATCAGAAAGAGATCAATTATATGATGCTAGTATCAACCCAATCGCTACTTTCCCTGGAACAGGAGTTGTAATTTGGGGTCAGAAAACATTACAAGCTCAATCAACCGCTCTTGACCGAATTAATGTTCGTAGATTGTTGATTAATCTTAAGAAATTCATTTCAGGTGTTTCTAGAAACTTGGTGTTTGAACAAAATACTCAAGTGACTCGAAATAGATTCTTGAATGCTGTTAATCCATATCTTGAAGGTGTTCAACAACAACAAGGATTGTTTGCCTTTAGAGTAGTAATGGATGAATCAAACAACACCCCGGATGTGATAGATAGAAACCAATTAATTGGTGAAATTTATTTACAACCAACCCGAACAATTGAATATATAGTGTTGGATTTCAACATTACTCCAACTGGAGCAACGTTTGGAGCTTAATTGATAATCCCCCTCTAACGAGGGGGTTATTTTTTTGATATTTATAATAAAATAATTAACTAAACAAAATGGCAGTAATTACCCCTTCAGAACAATTTTTTACCGCATTTGAACCCAAAGTTCAAAATCGGTTTCTTATGTATATTGATGGTATTGAATCATACCTTATTAAATCTATCCAACGACCCACTGTAGCCTTTGGTGAAATTACTTTAGATCATATTAATGTTAAAAGAAAACTAAAAGGAAAAGCAACTTGGAACGATGTTAGTACTACTCTTTTCGATCCTGTTTCTCCTTCTGGTGCTCAACAAGTAATGGAATGGATTAGATTATCACATGAGTCCGTAACTGGTAGAGATGGTTATTCTGATTTTTATAAAAAAGATGTAACTTTCAATATGTTAGGTCCTGTTGGTGATGTTGTTGAAGAATGGATTTTAAAAGGAGCATTTGTAAGAGAAGCTAACTTTGGTGAAGCAAGTTGGGCTAATGAAGCTCCAATGGAAATTACGTTAAGCATCAGATACGATTACGCTATATTAAATTACTAAAAACAGGTCCCCTAACCTGACAGAGCTCAACTAATGATTGGTTGGGCTCTTTTTTTCTCTATATGTATATAAAAATATAACTTAATTTGTATGAGCGAAATAGATTTTCCAACAGAAATAATTGATCTTCCAAGTAAAGGGTTGTTTTATCCAGAAGGTCATCCATTAGCAGGGGGTACTATCGAAATGAAGTATATGACTGCAAAAGAAGAAGAAATACTAACTAATCAGAATTATATTCAAAAAGGATTAGTATTAGACAAATTGATTCAGTCATTAATTGTAACTGATTTTAATTATAAAGATTTATTAATTGGTGATAAAAATGCATTATTATTTGCTGCTCGTGTGTTAGCTTATGGTAGTGATTATTCACTTAAAATGATTCACCCTGAAACAGGAGAAGAAGAAGTAGTAACAATAGACCTATCAAAAGTAGATGTTAAACCACTTCATTCTGTTTTAGAAGGTAGTGAAGGAATTAATAATTTTGAGTTTATCTTACCTCATTCTAAAGTAACACTAAACTTTAAATTATTATCTCATGGTGATGAACTTGCCGTTAGAGAAGAATTAAGAGGTCTTAAAAAAGTTAAAAAAGATGTTGGTGAAAACCTTGTTCGTTTAGAACAAATGATCACAGCAGTAAATGGTGAAACAGAAAAAGCCAAAATCAGAAATTTTGTTCGTAATCAATTTTTAGCACGTGATTCACGTGAATTCAGAAACTATGTGAAAGAAATATCGCCTGATGTTGATTCACGTGTTGATGTTGAATTTGCAGATGGGTTTGTACGCGAGGGGTTAGAGGTGCCTCTTACTGTTAACTTTTTTTGGCCTGATTTTAACTCCTAGTGAAGCTTCTCAATACCGACAGGTACTTTTAGAAGAAATCCATAGTTTATGTTTTTATGGTAATGGAGGGTTTACCTATAAGGAAACATACTCCTTACCTATTCTCCGTCGTAAGTTTCATTTAAAAAAGATTGAACAACACTTTGAAGCTCAGAAAAACCAAATAGAAGGCAAAGACACAAATCAACAAAGATCTGATTACGAGTTGTTTAAATCTAGAATGAACCAAGGAAGTACGTTTACTGTTAAGAAACCACAATAGACAACTTTATTTTTTCATATTTATTGATATAATACTATATTTTACTCTATGGATGATGATAATATAATACAAGACAGCGTTTCTGATCTTCAGACAACTATGACTAATTTTCTTAAAGCTAGTGCAGATACTGTTAGAGACACAAATGCTGTTCTTAAAGATTCTTTAAAAGGACTAGACGCAGGTGTAAAAAGAGTTATAAGAGAAGGAGCAAGAGATACTCTAAAATTATCAGAGACTATAGGAAAAGAACTTACAAAACCACAACCTGATTATGCCAAATTAGCAGGAACAATATTGTCCTCTGTAGAAAATTTAGAAGCTCTTTCTAAAGCTTTTCCAGGATTAGGCGATGCGTTTAAACCTTTTTTAGATGTAGCAAAAGGATTTAGTGAGAATATAGATAAAAGTGATAATTCTACTCAAAACTTAACTAGTTCATTTTTAGATGTTCTTGGTACAAGTGATAAATTTGGAAATGTTATGAAAGGAGTAGCAGGGAACTTAAATAACCTAGTAAAAGGAGGAATACTTGCAGTTTTATTAGATTCTCTATTTAAAGTTAATCAACAAGTAACAGAAATTGCTAGAGGATTTGGTTTATCAAGTGGACAAGCTCTTTCTTTAAGATCAGAAATATCAGAAGCAGCGTTTGCTAGTGGTGATTTATTTATAACATCAACTAAACTTTTAGCATCATTTTCTGCTCTTTCTGAACAATTAGGATTTCAAGTTAATATTTCTGGTCAATTACTTGAAACTTTTACTAACCTAGAACAAAGGTTTGGTTTTTCGGCTGCTGAAGCAGGAAATTTAACCTCTTTACTTGGACTACAATCAAGAAACTCAGAAGAAGTACTTAATAATACTATTAAAAATATTAATGCTTCTCGTGATTCAAATCTTTTAATAAACAATACAAGACAGATATTAAAAGACGTAGCTGGTGCAAGTATGGCTACTGTTGCTTCTTTAGGTAGATCACCTCAAATTATAGCTCAAGCTGCCGTCAAAGCTCGTGAGTTAGGATTAACATTAGGACAAGTTGAAAAAGTAGCAGATAGCTTATTAAATTTTGAAACATCTATTTCAAATGAACTAACAGCAGAGTTACTAACAGGAAAACAACTTAATTTAGAACGAGCAAGATTTTTAGCATTAACTAATGATATAGTAGGATTACAAGAAGAAATAGCAGCACAAGGGATAGATTTTGCTGAATTCACAAACATGTCTCGAATTGGTCAGAAAGCAATAGCTGATTCGTTAGGAATGAGTAGAGACGATCTAACTGAAATGCTTTTCAACCAAGAAAAATTAACTTTAGCTCAAAAAGCTTCCAGAGGAGAATTAGCAGGACAATCATTAGAACAATTTAAAGCTATATCTGCTCAAGAAAAATTAAATCTAGCCATTGAAAAAATGCAAGATTTATTTAGTACAACTGTTTTAGCTTTATCTCCTGTTATTGATATATTAGCTTTTCTTGCTAATATAGTAGAATTTATTCTTCGACCTTTAGGGATGTTAACTTCTGCTTTAGGGGAAGGAATGGGAACAATGATGGGGGGAGTAACAGCAGGTACCTCTCCTAATATTCAAGGTTTAGCTACAGTAGCTGTTTCTTCTGAACAAAATAATAGAGAAATGGTAGCAGAAGTAAAAGCATTAAGACAAGAAA